CGTGTTGATGTTCTTGCGGAATACGTCAGCGAGCTCGTCGATCGAATACGCCTGACCGGTGCGAGGGTCGGTGTAGCTGCCTTGTTGCACGGTCGCCTCGAGCAGCCGCACGCTGTTGTCGAAGTCCAGGTCGAACTTGGCGATGCGCTCGTTCTTTGCGCGGGTGAGCTCGGTCTGTCGCGCCTTATCAAGCACGGTCGCGCCGTGCATCTTCATGGTCGCAGTGAACTTGAGCGCAGCTTCTGGGTCGACACTGGCCAGCGACTTCGCCAGACCATTGGTCATGGTCGAGATCTTGGTCTCCACCTGCTGCGAGTTTGCGTTGCCTGTCTCGATGTCGACCAACAGCTTGGAGAGCTCGTTGCGACCCTCGATCTCAAAATGCGATGAGAGCTCAAGGCTGCGAGCCTTGCGCACAGCGGCATTGAAAAAGCTCGGCAGGTCGCCAGAGTTCTTGCCGATGCCGCCACCCAGGCCAACAGTGACACCCTCTTTGGCGAGCTGGATGTCTTCCGGCGTCAGCGGGTTGTTGGCCACATACTCGAGGCCTTCTTTGGTGCGCAGGTTTGCGGAATAGTTGTTGATGGTCGAAGCCATCCGGTCGAGGATCTGCGCATACACGTTGCTGACATTGGCATCAGCGCGGGCAGCAGTCATGTAATCGACCTCGGTCGGCACGACCTGCTGCATCGGCACACCGCCGGCACCGCGCAGCTGTACTTGTCCTTCTGTCAGTCGCGTCGCCATTCTTGTCCTCTCTATTTCCCGATGATCCGCTCACCGGCAGCAACAGCACCGGATGCCAGCGTTGCGTTAGCGAGCAGCCCGCCAGACTTACGCGCTGCGCTGCCAGCCTGTTCGTACTGCGCACCCTGGCGCTCTGCGGTGAACAGGTTCAGCATGTTCTGGTACTCGGTCGACTGCACCAATGCAGTCGCGTCTTCGTAGCCCATGATGCGAGCGGTCAGTGCATTCAGGTCGGTGATGCCAACGTCGAACATGGTTGCCCTGACGTTCTCGTTCTGCACGGCCTGCACACTGCCTTCGCCCAGCACGACACCGTTTGCAGCAGCTCGAGCGCGGATCGCAGCATTGGTCGCACGCATGTTTTTCAGCAGCGTGTTGCCAGCGATCTGATAGTTCTGCGACTCCATCTGCGACTTCTTGAGCGTGCGGCCTGCCTGGATGGCGGCATACATCTCTGCCATGTCGGCACGCACCTCGGCCACAGCGAGGTTGTCGCGTGCCTGCAACAGATAGCCGGTCTGCTGCTGAATGCCAGCAGCGATCTGCATCTGCGACTGCGCATACGCGGTGAGAAACCCAGCGCCTGCGGTAAGTTGTCCTGGTGTAATGGCCATCGTCAGGTTCCCGAATAAACAGCGACTCGGTAATCAAGGCCGAGCAGATTCATCTTCAGCGGCAGACTCTGCGTCACTTCGATCGCTTGCTCGCGGCTGTAGCCGAGGATGCCGTTGACGCGCTTGATGCCGGTGAACGTCGGCACCGGGTCATCCAGCAGCGGGTTGTCCATCAGCCGGAAAGCAACCTCCTGCGCGTTGAGCAGACAATGCTGCGTGTCGTCCAGCACCGCGCTGATCTCGACGATTCGCTTCTTGAACGACACACGGCTGCCGGTCTGCAGCTTGATCTCCACCGGCATCGTCTTGGCATAGACCGTCATGGGCAGGCCGACTTCATAGCTGGTGGTCGATGCGCGGTCAAACGTCACCGAGCCGCCGGCGCTCACAGTCTCGTTACTCTGCGGCACACCATCGGTGATGACGTTCAGTGCTTTGCCGACATGCGGCAGGCTGCTTGCACTCGCTGCAGCGCCGCCCGTGAATGCGCAGTCGGTATACAGATCGTCCTTGAACTGCTCAATAAAGTACCTGGTTGTGCCATCGAACACGCGCTTGGTCACGACATAGATCTGCGTCACGTCGACACCGACATCGATGAAATCACCTGCGGTGATGTACTCGCTGGGTGACGTGATCTGCTGGCTGCGCATGATCGAGAACACCGCCATCGTGCCGTCGCTGGTGTTGGTCATCATCAGCAAGTCGGCTTCTTCGGTGCTCGCACCACGACGCAATGCGATGCGCTGCGGGCCTTTCAGCAAGTGACCAGAGAGCAGCGAGATGCGCTGCGTGATGTAGGTCAGCTGCGTGTCACTGAACACAAACTCGTTTAACGACTTGCCCTGGCGCTGGATGTAGATGCTGCCGGATTCGACCGATTGCACTCGCGTGCCAGGCTTGATGCCGTTGCGGCTGACCTGCTTGAACGTAAACGTCAGCGGCGTGATCGGGTCAGTACCTTGCTGCGGCACATAGAACTCACCACCGGTCGTGAACACTTGGAAGTCACGCGAGCTCACGATGTCGGTGATGACGTTCAGGTCATTGGTGTCGAGGGTCGCCTCGACTGCGTCATCGTCCAGCGATTCGCTTGGCACGAAATCGAAGAACAGATTGATCTTTGAGCCCCAGATGGTCGACGGGCGAGACTTGCTGCCGCCAAAGTACAGACGACCCTCATGGAATGTCACCGACCGCGGCCAGCCCTTGCCCGAGCTCCACACATCCTCGTAGCCGGTCTCGAGCTCCCAGCTGCCATTGGCAACCGCTGCGGTGTTGAAAAACGGGTATTCGGTGATGGCATCGACCGAGGTCGCCGAGGTGTACCGCACGATCTTTGCTCGGCCCTGCGGGCTGGCGTTGATGTACTGGTTCACATGGCCACTGTTGAACACCGAGGCCGATGCGGTAATCGTGATGTTGCCGGCCACCGCAGACGGCGTGATCGTGCCGGAAGGGTTACTTGCCGACAGCGTGAAGGCGTACTTCGGGATGCTGTCAAACGTGATCGTGCTCGCCGTCCAGCTCGCGTCAGATCCTCCGCGCACAATCTTGACCGGCTGCAGATCTGGGTGAACGATGATCAGCGTGTCAGCAGACTGCGTCCAGCACATGTCGTCGACGATGCTGCTGCCGATCGACGTGGCCAGATAGTCGTTGCCCGACGCATTGATGTTGGCAATGCGAGCACCGTTCTTGATGACGTGCATTCTGTTGTGCGTGAAGCACAGCATGTAAGAGTCATCGACCGAGAACTGGAACGGCACCAGGCGCACACCGTTGCCTGCAGACTCGGTGCCGGTATGCGGCAGCTGGTGGATATGCTTCAAGCCTGGCCGGCGGCGTAGTCCACCTTGCGGCTGGATCAGCACGTTGGTCGCCTTGGCCAGCGCGTTCGGGTAAGACTGCAGGTCAACCCGCGCACGCAGCAGCGGGTCGAGCTCCCCCGTCGAGAAGTTGGTGGCGAAGTCGACAAAGCGCGGCATCAGTTTCTCACCGCGATGAGGGTATAGTCTTCGATCGCACGGGTCGGCTGACCCTGCGCATCGATGTTCATGGCCGTTCGGAAGTAGCCACCGCGGCCATTCTCGGACGGGTCGCCAACGGCCTTACGCTCCCAGCGCAGCGACTTGTCCTGCTGTTCGGTGATCGGCTCGGCGATGTGCCAGGCGACCATGTATTTCATCAGCTGGGTGAAATACTGCGGCCAGGCGAACTCACCGACGCTGTACTGGTAGTCGATGAACACAGCCTCGAGATTGGTCAGCAGCTGGTCGCCTTGGATCTCCCAGTCTTTTTGCACCGGAGCACCTGGGCTGGCGCTGTCATACACGGCACGCGGGCCGGCAAGGCGGTCACCCGGCAGCTGATAGGCATAGCGCCAAACCGATGTCGGCGCTGTCAGCAGGCGAGCGAGCTGCACCTTCTTGGTGTTGAAACTCCACGGGTACATCACCAGCGTGGAGTCGCGGATGTCTGGGTAAAGACGGTCACAGACCGACGACTCGTCGGTGCCGTCATTGAACGACGTGATGGCCTTCGCGCCAATCAGGAGCAGGGCATCTGAACAAATTGTGATCCCGGTATCGCCTGCTGCCATCGCAACCTCTTAATGTGAGAAGGGGCCGATCCCTTGAAAGAGACCAGCCCCTGGTACCACGCTTGACTGCCGGTTAGTCGCCGTCGGTAGCCGACAGAGTTGTGCCGTCAGTCACGTCGACCACGCCCGAAGCGTTGGACACGACGTAGACCAGGGTGACCACGGCGGTCGAGCCGGTCGAGGTCACGCAGTGGATCACGTCGCCAACCTCAAGGGTGTTGGCCAGTGAGTTGAAGTAGCCCGACGTGTTGACATCCGCGATGGCATCTGCGGTTTTGTAGCCATACATCGACGGTGCGTTGCCGCGCTTGGACGCGGAGTAGGCGGTAAAGCCAGCTGCATCGTATGCCATGATTCAGCCCTCCCTATTAAGCTGCAGCCGCGGTGTCGCGGGCAGTGATCTTGACGATACCCTCGGCATCGATCGCAACCGAACCCGCCGAGAACAGAGCATTGACCAGCCAGCTCGTTTTCTCAGGGATGTAGTTGATCTCAGTCTTGGGTGCGATACCTTCTGCGTAGCCGATAGCGTCGCGGTGGAAGGCGTACAGCGTGCGATCCGACGAAGCATCGATCGGCAAGCCACCTTCCGAGCGGTCGCCCAGGATGTGGAACTGGAAGCCCATGAACGTCGAGATCTCACCCTGCACCAGCGCCTTGACGGTGTTGAAGTCCGAGCTGGTGACCGAAGTCTGCTCGAGCATCGCGGCCAGCGAGTTGGCGTGGATGATGATGTGGCGGCCATCAGCCGGCACGTTCTTGGCGTTCAGGATCTTCGCAGCCTCGCGCAGCTTGGCGATGTTCATGTTGGTGTTTGCGCCACCAATCGAGTTCGCCACGGTGCCGGTGCCGGAAGCAGCAGACAGCGCGTCGAGGATCAGCTGATCCTGGCGACGGCCAATCGCAGCGCCGACCACTTGGGCGAGCTCAGAGCGCTCGTCAAAGTTGACCTTTGCCTGCGAGAAGACATCCGAATACTCAGCAGCGTTCCAGTCGGTCAGGCTGCAGGTAACGGTTGAGAAGCCGACGTTCATCGGCGTGACATCGGTCTGGGTCACGCGGGCAGTTGCCACGCCACGACCGACCTTCGGGAATTTTACTTGGGAGCCTTCGACACCACGACGCTGACGCACAGCGCCCACCAGCATTGCTTTGCCCTGGTAAGCCTGTTTGACCTCTGCGTCGAAGAGTGTCACAAAGGCATTGCTCAGAGAGATAGCCATTTGAGAACCTCGTTCGGTTGATTAGTCAGGGTTTGCGCGTCGGTGAGCCGCGTCATGCGGGCCTGTGCTTGCGACTTACGGTCGCCACTCGGCAGCATCTCGCTGCGAGTCAGGGTCGGGGAAACCCGGTGGGCCTTGCCGCAGATTGTAGGCAACTGTATCCAAAATGCAACACAGTCGATTGCAATCTGTACAAGACCCGACCGGTTAGTCCTTGACGACCTGGTTGAACAGCTTCTCGACCTTCTGCCGGTAGGCGGCGTCGGTCTTGTACTTGGGATCGGCCACCATCTGGTAGAGCTCCTCTTGGGTCGGCGCTCCTTCAATCGGTGCAGACTGGATTGGCACCCGGCCCTCGTAGGCTTCGCGGATCTTGACCAGGGCATTCAAGCCTCGAGCCGTGCCGCCCATGATCTTGAACTCCTCGAAATCCTCGGCTGACCAGACGCCCTTGTTGACCAGGCCACGCGCCCAGTCGACCATGCCGTCGACCATCGCCCGACCGTTGGGGCCGAGCTTCTTCATTTCCAACGCTGGGTCGACAAAGTCGGCAGACATGATTTCCTTGGCCTGGGTCTGCAGCTGGCCGACCAGGTCGTCGAACTGCGCCTGCGACAGGCCGTTCTCCTTTGCCCAGCCGGACAGGGTGTTTGCCATCGGGTTTTCGGCGTTGCCTTCGCCAAAGGATGACAGGTCATACTTGCCATCAGCCGGGGCGTTGTGAGCGCCCTTGGAGATCTTGCCGCGCAGATCTCGCCAGCTCTTTGCCAGCCCCTCGAAGTCGGCGTTGCCGTCCTTCCAGAAGTTTTCCGGCAGCCACTCTGGCCGATCGGTTGGGCTGACCGGCGCAGACGGGTCTGGCGCTTTGTGGTCGATCGCGACTTGTTGCGGATTCGGTTCTTGTTGGTTTTCGTCCGTGACTGAAACACCGTCGAGTAGGCCGGACTGACCGGGCTCGACTGCTGCGGTTTCGCTCATAGGCTCCTTGCTTGGTTGATCCGTGCGATGAGATCCCGCACGACATTGCGCTGCCCTTCGGCAAAGAATGCGTGCGAGGGGTCGTTGCCTGGCACGGCGACAGGCACGTCCACATACATGTCGCGCAACCACTTGAGCAGCGCCTGGCCATCCTCATCGCCAAACACTCTCAAGCAAAGCCGCGCTAGGTCTTCGCGCTGCTGGGTGACCTCGCGGATGTCTTCGGTCTGCCCCAGCGCTTCGAGCTCATCCCAAGACATTAGGCAACCCCTTCAGGTGCAGGCAGAGCGCCTTGCTGCGCCTGCATTGCCATCGCTTGCGCCATTGCCTGCTGCTGCTGGATTTGCTGCGCTTCCTCCATCAGCACGGCACGCTCTTCGCGGGTGTTTCGGACGATCGCCGGCACACCCAGCTTGTCGCCGATGTAGTCGACCACGGCGTCGTTCTTGAGCGCCAGCTGGCCGTCCGAGCCGAACTGGCCGGACACCATCAGCTGCGTGTACTGCAGGATGGCGTTGACCTCTTCCATGTTCTGCGCCATCGCCAGCGGTGCCACCGGAACCACCTTGACCTCGAGCCCGTTGACCCGCAGCGGCATGTCAATCAGGCCGCGCTCGTCCATGACCTCAAGGATCTTGGCCACCAGCGGGATCATGGTCTCGTTGATCAGGCGACCAAAGGCCGAGCCCAAGTTCTGCGCGAGCTCCTTCATGCGCTCAACGATCTCAGTCGCCGACCGCGCAGACATGTTGTCAGGCGGCAGTGACTCGTCCAGCAGGATGCGCTTAATGTTGCTGCGCAGGTCGTTGATCACCAGCTGGCTGACATTGAAGTCACCCGAGCGCGGCAGCGCCTGCAGTGCTGGGCCTTGCGGGCCACCGTTGCGGGCGACAGGGATGATCGCCCCAGGCACCAGCTTGACCGTGTTCGGGTTCAGCACGCCATCATCAGCCGCGGTGTACACACCGGCCACGGCCAGTGAGGCATTTTTGAGCAGCAGCTCGATCGTTTTGTTCAGGGTCTTGATGTCGGGCAGGGCAGTCATCAGCGGGCCGCGACCGTAGATCTCGCCGGCCACCTTCATGTAGCGGCTGATCACCCAGGGCGATGTCTTCTTGCGGCGATAGACAATCTCTTCTTTGCTGACCTTGTCGATGACGTGGTAGCAGTAGTCACCGCGGCCAGCGTCGAAGATCGTCGCCTCGAGGAGCTCGATGTCGTCGGTCGGCTTGTCCTGAATGCGGCGCTTCATGTTGTCGGACAGCTTGGCGTCCGGCCACTGGCGCTCGATCGATTCGCCCTTGATCCGCATCCGGCGGTAGACGTTGTCGACCTGGCCGTTCGCGCCTTCCTCGTAGCTGACCAGGAACAGCGGCACCGGCACAAAGTTGATCGGGCTGGTGTCGTCACCCGGCTGCACCATCATGCAGGCCGTGCCGACCGCCAGATCCAGCAGGAATTCACCGATCGCGATGTCGAAGTTGGACTGCTTCAGCACGTCGAACATCTTGTCGCTGTACGCATCAAGGATCGCTTGCGCCATCTGCTTGCGGTCAAGCGGGATCGACGGGCCAGGCTCAAGCCTTGACCACTTGCGCTGTGGCGGGAAAACAACGCTCTGCAGACGGTTGGCGAAGCGCTGGGTCGAGTTGATGGCGGTCGAGTCGAACACCCGCGCCATCTTCTTGCTGCCGGTCGCGCCACCCTCCCAGACGCCATACAGCTGACGTTGGGGCAGGGCAAACTCGTAGGCATCTTGGTACAGCTGCTGAAACTCATCCTTCTTGGTCTGAGCTGCAGCCTGGCGCTTGATGATTTCCTCTGGCTTTAAGCGCTTGCCACCAAGTGGCGTCTTGTATTCCATGATTAGCCGTCCTTGTCGATCTGGTACTCGTCCAGCATTGGGCGCTTAGTCTTGCGCGTCTTGGCCGCCGCCTTGAAAGCAGCATCGGTTGGCGCACCGGGAGAGCCGGGCTTCCTCATCTTTTCGCCAGAGCCTTCTTTGATGCGCTCGCGCTTGGCGTGAATGTTTTCGTATAGACCTGGCATCTCAAGCTCCTTCCAACATGCCGCGGCTCATGCGCCGCATGACTACGTTTTGTTTTGCTGCCTTGCGCTCACCGACCTCGCGCTCAAATGTTTTGCCGAGCTCTTCGCGCTTTTGCTGAAACTGACCTGTTTCAAACGTCGGCAGCTGGGGCTGCGCTGGTGCAGAAGGTGGTGATGGCAGACTGAGCGTCGGCGCAGCAATGCTTGGCGCTTGCGGCGGTGCCTCGTTGAATGTCGGAACGTCGCGTGTCTTAAACACCTGCTGCTGCGTGACATCGACCGTCCGGCCTCTGTTTTGCGTTTGGCCGGTCACAACGGTGTCAAGGAAGTACCCAGACGGCAGGTTGTTTGCCGAATACAGCTGGCCACCGATGTTGTAAGACGTGCCTGCACGCCCTTGGGATACCGAAGTGGCGCTTACTCTCTCGGTCGGGTTCGCAGCGATATCAGCAAGGCTTGCGTTATACGCATTCAACCGCTGCTGATATGCCGCGACCTGGGCGTCGTAGTTCGCCATCGTTTGGGCGTATGCCTCCGACTGTTGTTGAAACGCAGTATTCGCAGCCAGCACTTGACTCTGGTAGGCAGGGAAGTCCTGCTGCGTGTATCTGTTGACCGCGGCCTCGTAGGGGTCGAGCACCGCTTTGGTTTGAGCAGTCCAGTTCTTGAAACCAGTGGCCTGATCTTGGGCGACATCGAACAGACCGCTCTGGTATGTCTTGGCCAGGCGCTCAATGTCTGCAGTCGCACGACGTGCGGCCTGCTTCTTTTGGTACATGCTTGGGCCGGTCGCCATTACATCATCCCCATGCCAGCGCCGAGGGTGTCTTGCGTGATGCCGAGCTCTGGCGTCAGACGTTCTTGAGAGAGCAGGGCGCGACGGCCACCGCGGGTGCGAGCTTTGAGCTGGGTTGCTTGCTGCTCTGCAGCCTTGCGGCGCTCTTCGTCGATCTGACCTTGGATCTCTTTCGCCTTGCGCTCCATCTCCATGCGCGAGGCCTCGTACTGCGAGACACCGGTCTCGTAGGCCTTGGTGTTCAGAGCAAGTTGATCTTGCGCAACCGACAACTGCTCAGACATTGCCTTCGTCGTGGATGCAAGCTGCTCTTTGGCAAGCCTTGACTGCTCCTCGAGCGCACCAGCCTGTCTGCCAAAGACCGAAGTCTGCTCAGACAGCTTTGTTTGAAATGCCGCTTGGTCTGCAGCCTGTCGCTCAAGCGCTGCCCGCTGCTGCGATTCAGCCTGCTGACGCGACTTGCGTGCTTCGTTAGCGTTGTAGGCAGAACCGATTAAGACTGCTGCTGCGATCCATCCAGCCATTTGGCCTCTCCCTTCTCTAGATTCAATGCCGCCAACCTGCGGCTGTCACCCATGCCGCACTCAGGTACGACGTACAAGCGGCGCTCTAACTCTTCAATGTCTCGGCAGTTGTCTGGGTTGGGATAGATGTCCGTCCAGACCACTTCCTCTTCAAACACTCGACCAGCACGCTGAAACCCTGCATTAACATCAAACTCAATCGGCGCGATCAGTACTTTCGCGCCCTCATCGGTGTTGACAGCGATCACGCCCTTCTCAAGCCTGACCCGGTACGCGGTCTTATGCTCCGCACCGGTCAGCACCGTCCACGGCGGGATGGTGATCGTGCGCTCGTAGATCCCAGGCAGAAACCGATGCGTGGTCACGATGTCGGCCTGCAGCATCTGCAGCAGTTCGTTTTGCAGCTTGACCACCTGTTCGCGCATCTGCTGCGCAGGCAGCCTCTGCTCGAAGATCATCAGCGCGTCCATATAGCAAGCGATTCTATTGGAAATTGGTCATATACAAGGCGCTTTGATATCAGCTGGATATATCAATCAAGCGGGTTGAACTCCATGCTCGCGGTCACCGGCTTGGGTGGTGCTGCGCCATAGGAAAGCGAGCGGGTCATGCGGTTGTACTCGCCACCACCCAGCATCAGGTAGCCAAACGAATCACCGATGTGCGAGTGCTCGTTTTTGTTGGGCGCATCCCTGAACCGTTCTTGCCCAGCACCGACCGCCACCCGCTTGAAGTGATAGCCACCGCCCAGGGCTTTGCGTAAGAGCTTGCAGCTGCGGTTGACGATCAGCCCAGGCTTGCCGTTGATCAGCCGCTGCATCGGGGCAGCAGAGGCCTCCCGGCGCACCTTGAAGTCGTTGCTGGCCGTCGGTTGAGCTCGCAGGCCCAGCGTGCGCAGGAACTCAAAGCTGGTGACTTCGTAGATGGCATCTCGCGCCATACCTGCCGGGTCGCCCCAGAGCATGACCTGGTGGTTGGGATACCGCTGGTTGAGCTCGGCGAGCAGTTGCATCCCGAACCGCTCGAGACCCATGTCGAAGGTCACAATCTCATGGTGGATCAGCCAGCGACCGTTAGGCAGGCGCTGCCCGATCGTGGCCGCCGGCGTCAGACCGAAGTCGAGACCTACCTGGATCGGCACACCCGGCTCGACCTCGGTGTCGCCCGACATGGTCGAGTCTTCGTACTCAGGCCAGACCGGTCGACCTTCTTGCACATAGGTGTACAGCCCGCCGGCATAGCAGCGAATCCAGTCAAGGTTCTTGCCCAGCAGCATCTGCGGGTAGTAGCCACCGGGCAGGTTGTTGATGTTCTCGGCCTGCGGGTTGACCTTCCACCACTTGCCGGCAGAGAAGACATGATCGTTCGCCTCAGGGTTGTCGGGCAAATGATCAGCATCGACCTCCATGACGCCACCTGGCTGCTTCCAGAACCGCCAGGCATACGGGCCGGTCATCTTCTCCTTCTCGGCCATGTTGTGCCACCAGTGGTCGTCATCCATCGGGTTGGTGTCCATCCAGATGCCGTGCCAGGTAGCACCACCGTCACGCTTGGTCGGGTAGCGACCGACCCGGTGGGTCAGGCCATCGATGACCGCCTTGGGCAGTTCTCGGGCTTCATTGACCCAGGCACCGGTCAGCTCGAGCGAGAGCAGTTTTCTGACGTCCTTGGGCTGGTCTAACGCCAGAAAGATGACCTCGCAGTCGATACCGGTCGCATCCCCGCGGGCAGGCAGTCGGATGTGATGCGTGATCGGCGGCGTCCACAGCATCGGGCCGAACGTGGCTTCAGGGAATAGATCCAGCCAGGTCTTGATCGTCGTGGTCTTCAGCATTGGGTAGCTGTTTCGCACCACCGCAAAGCGGGTATACCGGATGTTGTCGATCGGGGAAGGCTTCTGCTTGATGGCCTTTAGGAAGATCTTGGCCGCGCAGGCGTATGACTTGCCCGAGCCCACCGGCCCCATCAGACCCTGCACGAAGGCGTTGCTCTGGATGAAGTCGTAAATCACTGGGCTCTGACTGAAGTCCAGGTTCAGGCCCGCGCCTGAGACTGCTTTGTCCGATTGTTCTTTCGTTCTTGACACGTTTCCTCCAAAGACTCATTGCTCGCCAGATGGCGGTGCCACCACGTTCACATCGATCACAGACGGTTTGTCGTTCTCGTCAGGGTTGTCCAGCAGTCCACTAGCCTTGGCCAACAACCGCAGCACGCCGACCTTGTCGTACAGCTCGATGTCCAGAAAGCTGTTGCCTTCCTTGTCCGTCCTGACCGATACCTTCTTAATCGCCTGCAAAGCGTGTTCAGGGATCTGGTGCGCCGCCTTGACCTTCACGTTGCCCGACTCATCCCAGGACATGATGTCCGTGATCTTGGTATTGGCCATGCACAGCAACGCATAGCTGACCGCCTCACGGTTCTGGATCAGGGTGTTTGAGCGCTCCAACCGACGCTGAATCGAGCGAGTACCACCCCAGTTGGTCAAGGGCGGTACCACGTTGGATTGTTTCTTCGCAGCCATCAGAAGGGGATGTCTTCGTCGTTCGACGGCTGCGGCTGGTAGCCATTCGCCTTCGCCTGGTTGTGCGCAGACGGCTCACCACCAGCCACCTGAGAACCGATCTTGATCGCCAACCAGGTCTCACCCG